AGATTTGTAGTACGGCATCAGGAATCGTTCGCCAAACTGCGTACGACCATTAGATACCCGCTCCAGAGTGGCCGAAGCTCGGCCGGGTCGTTCGATGGGCGACCAGCGACCGGCATTGAGGTCGATGAACGATGTGGCTGGCACATGCTCCATCTTCGGCAACTGCAGGTGCAGCGGTGCCCGGCTTCGGGTGCAGATCAGGAACATGCGCACTCGTTCTTGTGGCACTCCCAGATCCGCGCAGTTCACGACATGGGGCGCTAGCTGGTAGCCGAGCGCATTCATGGCAGAGGCCCAAGCTGGATAGAGTGCCCAGTCCAGAAACTCCTGTACGTTCTCAACGATGGCCAGCTCGGGCCGGTGAAACTCCAGTGCCGATACCACGGCCCAAGCAGTGCTACGGCTGGCGTCATGCTGCGGGTTGCCGTTGGCCTTGCCTCGCGCCTTGCTGTGACCTTGGCAACAAGGGGAGGCCAGCAGTAGGTCATGAGCTGGAACCTGTGACCAATCGGCTTGATGCAGATCCTGGCAGGCGTGAATAGTGTCCGGATGGTTTGCGCTGTGCCATTCGACGGCATCAGGCCAGTGGTTGGCAGCCCACAGCACGTTTACCCCTGCCATACTTGCCCCTGTGGACCAACCGCCAAGTCCGGAAAATAGATCGATTGCCGTAGTCATGCTGCCACCTCTTCAACTTCGGCACCTGCTTCGCGAGATTGATTCAGCATGTCGAGTTGGATGGATGATCCGGCAGCTTGCGGGCAGGACAGATACGCCGTTTCTTGGTCAACATCCAGCGACAAATCCAGAACTGGCAAGGCTTCAAGGTGGTTATCCACTGTTTCGGTGGGTGCGCCTGTGTCTTGCGTGTGGACAGAACCCCGCAGCTTGCTTACCAGCTGGGCTGCGCGGCAATCAATCATGCCGAGAATGACCTCGCCGGTGGTGATGAGGTCATCCCGGTTCAGTCGCTCTATGGGGCGACGCTCCCACTTCCAGTCGCGGTCAAAGATGACGACGGCAGATGCGAACCCACTGGATGACGGCTTGTCTTTCACCGGATCCGCAGGCGTGTACCAGTCAGGGGCTTCAAACCCGATGCGGCCGGAGATGAATTGAATGAAGTCGGCATCTTCTGGCCACCAGCCGTCAGAAGTGGCGGCTTTAATCAGCAGCATGATCTTGGCGCCCTGGTCCCGTTGTTCGCGGCAGTAGTCCAAGATGGGCTCCATGCCGGTGATGGCGTTGCCATCTTCATCGGATTCAGGTCGAGAGTAGGGCGGGTTAGCGTAGCAGGAACCGCCTTGGCGGCGAGAGTCACCGGCCCAGTCCTGCAGCAGCGCGTTATCTGCGGCGGTGTAGAAGCTGCCCACCAGCGCATTGCTCATGTCGGCGAACAGGTCGAGCACCACAGGCCCGATCTTCGGGGCGAAGTGATGGAACAGGCCCCAGGCCAGAGGCTTCGGTGTTTGCCACTGATCGCCGATTTCCTTCAGCTTGTGACTGGGTCTGCCCTGCAGTTCGAGCAGGCGCTGTGCGTATTGGTTCATGCTGCCTTCCGTCCTTTCTTAATGCCTTCACATACGGTGCTTACAAACTTGATCCCGCACTCAAACTTCTCGGCTATCTCCGCCAGGGTCATGCCTTCGGTCCGTAATAGGCGGATCAGGTTCTTGTCGTGTTCGGTGACCTTGGGAGGCATCGCCATGCTGATGCCGTATGACTGCGCGGTGCAGCGGAGGTAGCCAATCGATAGGCCCAGCTCTTTGGCCAACTCGGGCACTGACTTCTTGCCCGCGTTGTCCTCGAGGATCTTGGCTATCTGCTTGCGCCTGGATGGCGTTGCTGTCATGCCCGAGCCCCTATGGGCGCGGACTGGCGGCGAGTTCTGGGAGCTTTTGGCTTCGGCTTTGTTTTGGCGGCCGTCTTGGCGGATGCCTTGGCTTCGCGTTCGGCAGCCTTTGCTGCCTTGTCGATGTCGCGCTGATACAACCGAGCGGTCTTTTTGGCCGCGGCAAAACAAGTGTCGTAACACTTGCCGGCGGGGAACGATGGGGTTCTGTCGTAAATATTGGTCGCCATGTTGACGCCAGCTGTGACTGCCTCACCTGTGAACCCGAGCTTTTTCAGCTCACGCTCGGTGTTGATCTGAATAAACTCTCGTGGGTGCATGTTCCCGCTCCGTGTAAGGCCTACGCCTCGTGACGGCTACACGTCTGTCGGGCAGAGCCCGGCGAGGTGGAGGGGATATCAGTTGTATGGGCTTGAGCTTCACAGCCCGTAGCTGTGTGCCGTGTCGGGAACTGCATAATCCCGGGGAGGGCAACCGGCTGTTGTGCCGGTCTGTGTGTCGGTTTGAATGGCTCCAAGCCCGAAGAGCCAGGCGATCACAATGAGGAATATCGACATTGCATCTCCTTTGGAACTCACCTTCCAGCGAGATCGGCCAGGATAATTCGGAGAGCCCGAATACTACTGACTAGGCGGGATCCACCCCTTGGCTGCCGCCTCATTGCTGCCTTGGGTACTGCGATGTTGTGGTAGCCGGTGCTGCCATTCCAGCTTGCTGACTGTGTAAGTCTCAGCTTCCGTTGTGGCGGTTACTCACAACGTAATCACCTCTACAGTGATTCAGCAGGGCTTGTGGGCTTTTACCCCGTTCCCTTCGCGCATCAGCCTGCGCATTCACCACAACTCAGATTGCTTTGATAGGAATTGCACCTACCTAGAGCGATGCCACGCTCATCTTTTACAAGACCCTGCTCACTGTCTCAGCAGGCTCACAAAGCAATCTGAGTTGTGTGCCGGTTACGCTGTCCGGCGTCTGCGCTACCCTCGGAAACGAGCTAAGTAACAGACCGTTGTTGTGGCGGCCGGTGCTGACCCGGCATGATGGCGTTCCTCGTTTCGCGGTCGTTTTACAATCCCTCCGGCATCAGATCTCCGGAACCGCTGCGCATCAGCCTGCGCTATTCACCACAACTGGGATTGCACTGCGGGACAACGACGTGTCGAATTACGCCCAGACTCTGCCTGTTGTGTGCGCGCCAAGCAGAACCTTTTTAATCACCCCGCACAGGGCGACACGCGCAATGCAATCTCAGTTGTGGGCGGTGCGGGGCGCGTTTCCCGTTGCGACTCATCACCCAGCCCTAAGGCCAGCAGAGTGTCACCNNTGTCACCGCCAATCTATTCATCACGCCTGGCTGCTTCGCATCAGCGGCCGTGCTGGTCTAACGTCTGCCGGTCGGTGCGCTGTGTTGTTCACCTGCGTGGCCGGGCGTGATGGTGTTCCCTGATTGTTAAAGAGCGTTTGGCGCAAGGCCGGTTAAAGCTTGATCATGTTGGTCCGCACGGCATCGACATCACCGGTTGCAGCGATATGGGCCTGCACCTGGTACCCGAACCGGCAGATGAACTCCCCAATCTCCCAGCCGAGGTCTTGGCACAGGCGGTAATGGATGATCAGTTCTTCTGCCATGTCCGTTTCTCCGTGGTCCGTATTGGGTTGGCTAGGGTGTTACGCCTAACCAGTCCAATCAGGCCTGGCCTCTCACCAGGTGGAACTAGCCGCCAGCTAGCCTCTTCTGTCTTTCCAGCGTCAGCCGGTCACCAGTCATTTTTCGGATTGCACCCTGGTCGACTGTCGAGAGTCTTTCCAGGGGAGCGCCGCGGAGGCTGCTGGCCCGGTTGCCGGTGTTATGTCCCACCGCCGGCTGGGGTCTTCTCACCAAATTTGTGCCGATTATTTAGCCACGTTCGGCTTCGTGGTACTCTCTTGAGTTCCAACACACAAAGAGAGAAAACTGCTATGTCGCTATCAAGAGAAGATCGTCTCGCAATTGCTAAAATGGCTTTGGAACACTTGGCTGCACTCGAGACAAATAACGCCCATCACTACACTGCTGTTATTGCTCGCCAAGCTGGCGTCAGCACTGAATCCGCTACCTTTGAGCAAATGTTCAATGTTGTATTCAATTCAGTCGTTGCAAAGGTTGACGTAACAAATAAGCCGAACGATGTAACCTGCTAGCGATCACGCTGCTCTACCTTTAACCCGGTTGCTCTGGCGGAGTTCAACGCCATGAGCAACCTGTCCATCTGTTCGGCATAGCACGCCACACCTTGTTCCTTCAGCGCCGCAAGCTCCTGCTGGATGGTTGCAGATGCCTTGGTGGCTACCTGCAGCAGCTCGGTGGCGTTGATAACTCGAGTCTCTTTCGGCTTTGGTGCTGCGCACTCCTTCACCTGTTCAACCAGCCTGTTGATTTCACCCAGTCCATTGATAGCTTCGCTTACTGCCTGTGCCACTTGGCTGATCTCGTGAGCTTGCGCTGCTGCCTGTTGAGTCATCTCTTCTCTCCTATCCTGTTATGTCCCCACCGCCGGCTGGGGTGTCTCACTGTAATATTCGATAACCAAAATATTACGCTGAGTAATTATTACGTCAATACTATTTGTAATATTTTTGGATCTGTAAGTTCTGACAGGTAGCAAGGAGTGAACTGATCGGGCTGGATTAAGGTTTAGGTAAATCAAGGAGGGATTGGGAAATGGGAATAGGGGAGTGTCCAAGCTGTCATGGGCTTTTGGATGACGGAGCAAAGGCTTGCGAACAATGTGGCGCTACCGTTATCCCCGGTGAAATCCGGAAGGCGGCGCCAGCCATCGATTTTGGTTCAGTCGTTCCTACACCTACGAGTCAAGCATCGTATCAAGGGAAAGGCGGTTCAGATGCGAAGGCTGAGTTGATGTCCGCAATAGGTCATCAACACTCAAGCAGCCTGTTGGATTGGATTTTGGTGGTAGTAATTTCAGTAGTGGTTATAGCCGTCATCGTCTGGCTGAGTAAGCACTATCAGATACTTACGATTTTTTTACTGGGCGCAATAATACCCTCAGTGATAACTGGGTATTATGTGGGGAAGAGAACAGGTAATGCATTAAACGCAGCTCTATGGGCCCTTGTTCTTGGGCCCGCAGGTGTTGTTATAGGGTTTGTGTTACCAGACAGGACAAGATATGAGTGCCCGCAGTGTGCGGAGCTCGTGAAGCATAGCGCATCAGTTTGCCCACACTGCAGATCAAAGTTATGAGATGTGCTGATTATTCTTTGATGTACGACCCAATAACCACACCGCAGAAGCAAACCTCAGGGGTTACCTCGATCATCTTGAATTGAGGATTTAATGGCATCAAGTATGCCGTGCCTGCATCTTCAATCAGTTCTTTAAAGGTGCAGTCATTGCCTACTCTGGCGATGACTCGCTTCCCTTTTTCCGCCGGAATGTCGGGATCTACATAAATTATTACGCCAGGAGGGTACGATCTGGGCCCTGTTGGGCAATACATAGACCACCCTTCTACTCGCAAGCAGTATGTGTTTTTCCCTGCCCCTGGAGGCATTGGCAACCACTCTTCAACATGCATTTGCCGCAAGTCAACAGACTCTACTTCGCAAAATCCACCTGCGCTTACCCAAGAAATCAACGGTGCTCTCCCGTTTTTATATGGAACCCAGTCTGAGGCCTCTACGTTGGAGCCTTCTGTATTTTTTGTATTGGCAACAACATCTTCCGATAGAAGCTCACTATGCGGTATTCCAAGGGCTCCTGCAATCTTGAGTAATGTATCTATATCTATCCGGCGGCGGCCGGAAAACCAATGACTAAGAGCTCCCTGAGAAAAGTCCAATCTCTCAGCGAGTTGCTCTTGGGTGATTTTCTTCGCTCGCATCTCTTCGCGAACACGAACTTGCCATGAAGCCATCAGTACATAGGCCTTATTAATCATCACTGATCCTTGGCTATGAATATTACGGGTGGTCATGTTCCTACTCCACTGCCGCTGCGTAATGATCGTATTGCATAGATAAATTACGGAGCGTAATATTACCGGATGTAAAAAAGGAGGTGACATGCACCCCATTAAGTCCTTACGGCTACGCCGGAAGCTCAGTCAAGAAGAACTGGCAGAGCTGTTTGGGTGTAGCCAGAGCCTAATTGCATTAATTGAAGTCGGGACCAAACCGGTCTCTCCAGTTCTGGCTCGGAAAATCGAGGAAGTCACAGATGGGGAGCTGACGCGCGCAACGCTTCTTCCCGAAATGTTTGGCCCAATCCAAAAGGCTACCACAACTCATGGAGTTAATCATGGCACAGCACCCGAGCGCTAACACGTCAAACCAGCTCCAGTCTTCACCTGACGTTCTGTTCTCCGCCTACTCGCTGGGTCAGCGCCACAACATCAGTGATCTGGCTCGACGGCTCGGGAAAGGGGCAACGATTCTGGCTAACAAGCTGAATCCGGACTGCGACACGCATCATCTGACACTGGGTGAGGCTGTTGCCATCACCGAACTGACGAACGATGGCGGGATTCTGAATGCCTGGGCCTTGAGTCGCGGTCAGATGCTGGTGGATATGCCGGAGGGGGCTGTAAGTGATGAAGATCTGGTGGAGCAGGTCTTGCTGGCGCAAGCGATCTTCGGTGAGTTGATGCGTGAAATCCATGACGCGCGTCGAGACGGGGTTATCGACCGTTTAGAGCAGTCTCGTATCGAGAACATCGGTCGGTCAGCCGCCCAGCAAGTGATCGGGCTGATAACGACGACAGGGGCGAACGTCCGGGAGCTGAGATGATGAGAGCCAATCAGATTGGCCCCCATTACAAGCTCACTGTACTTGGCCTGCTGATTCAAGAAGCTTTGCGGAAGTCAGGATGGCGTGCGCTAGCTGAACGGCCTGGCCGACCTCAATCAGTAAGAGGTTGCCGATATGCGGTGCTGAGTGGTCCTGCATCGGTGATGAAAGGTAGTGGGGCCGAAGGGCCACGCATTTGAGATGAGAGATTGGGCCGATGTCCCAGCCAGTGACTGGAAATGATGGGCTGGTGGATTGTTGGTTCATCTGGATGTGTCCCCGAGTTGTCGTGATGGCAGAGTCAAAACGATAGCACGGGCTGGAGATTGGCTGGCGGGTCAGGACCTGATGGAACTGACAAGACCTGTCAAAGAAACGCCCCACGCTGCGCGAACAGCTGGGGCATGGCTCACGAGAACGTAAGGAACGTGAACATGGAAAAGAGTACAGCAAGCAAAGCAATTTTTCTACTGGAAGGGCGCCGGTTAACTCTTCCGGATCTGCTTTCAGAGCTAGCCAGCCGTGTTGCTGGCCGAAAGGCAATGCTGGGGGTACGTCATGGGTAGCGTTGTTCAGGCGCAGTTCGGTGGGCAGCCACAGAGCCAGCACAATAACAGGAGCTGTGTGAAGGTGAACAGGCAGGGCGGTTTTGTTGCCTCCTGGCGTTCGATGGGCGAGTCGTCATGGGCGGAAGATGTCTACCTGCTGGCCGCTTTCCACCGGATGCTCTGGATGGCTCAGTCTTCCAATCAGACTGTCGATTACAACGGCCAGAACTGGGCATTGAAGCGCGGGCAGTTGGTGATCATCCCCGAGCGGTTCGGTCGTAAGCTGAAGGACCGTCAGGGGCGCCCAATGCCTCGCATGGCTGTGCGTCGGCTGCTGGAATGGTTCGAGCGGGATGGGATGATCTTGTGTGCCGGTACCGACAAGGGAACCGTGGTCACCATCGTGAACTATGACGCCTATCAGTCGCTGATGGTTGTCAATTCACGCGACCACCTGACCGACCAGCCGACCGACCACCAACCCGACCACCTCAAAGCCGCGCCACATATGGGCTTGAGTGGGTATACCGACCAACCGACCGACCACCTGACCGACCACGCAACCGTTCCAGAAGAACAACCATGTAAAGAACAACCAGAGATAGATCGAGATCTGAATAATCCTGTTGGGTCCGAGTTCGCTGCCGCGAAATCGACCCCGACAAGTGGGATTGATTTACCTGCCGATCCGGTTCCCATACCAGACGAAGCGGCCATCCATGCCGTGAGTGGTAAAACTCTGCAGTGGGGTACTCCTGAAGACCTCCTGTGTGCTGAGCACATGGCCAAGGACCGAAAGGTCGCATTCGAGCGCCGTGGGTTGCAGCCCCCGAAAGACCCGTCAATGCCCCGCTGGGCGAACGATGTCCGGTTGATGCGGGAACGCGATGGCCGTGGACACCGCGACATCTGCGAGCTGTTCCGCTTCGTGTGCCAACACGGTCGAGAGCTGGAGTTCTGCCAGTCGCCGGACAAGCTCCGGTCCCAGTGGGATGCCCTGCAGCTCAAGCGGTCGAACGCCCAGAGTGGCGTAACGAGCCGCACCAGACCGCTGAGCAACCTCGCAGCCGCACAGCAAGCGTCGATGGCGATGCAAGCACAAGGTCGGGGGCTCTATGACGATGACACCCCGCTGTGATGTGGAGCCAATCACCGGCGCAGTTGCTAGGTCCGATGCCCAGGCCGTTACCGACCGGATGGCCTCGTTCCTGGCTGACGAGCTGTTCCCGCTGATGGCCGGATTGTGGCCTGCCAGCGCTAACCAGCTGGACGGCAACGCTCGTGGGGCTGCCATGGCCTTCGGGCAGCTGCTTCGTGGGTTCACTCCGGTGCAGATCCGTGAGGCGGTTATGGTGCTAGCCAAAGATGCAGACCGGCAGTTTGCCCCCCGCCCCGTGGATGTTCGAAAGGTATGCGTTGAGCTGGCTGGTAGCGCTGTGCCGGAAGTTGTCCCGTGTGTGTCGATTCGCGCATTGGAGATGCAAGCGGAAGCGATGGTGCTGCGCGGTCAGCTCGCTCGTGAGGAGTTGCCGTGCTACGTCGATGGCTTGGCCTCCAAGGCCGCGGGAAGAGGCCACCAGGTAACCGGGAGGGTGATCTGATGGCTTGGGTTATCGGTGGTTTGGTGTTGGTGTTGTTTCTGCTGTTGGTGCTGGCGTTGTGTAGTTACCCAACGTTGGACCCTCGCGAATTTGGTGATCACCTCGACCCTGAGCTGACTGGTTCTGCCGGTGTGAGAGGCGTTGATGAGTTAGTGGAGCTGGCCGCCCGGGTGCGGAAGGAGAGCAAGGGTCATGAGTAACCGTCTTTGGGTCTCGTTGTTATGGGCGACTCGTGCCTCTGCGGCGTCAGTTCTGGCTTCCGCCAGTACATTGATGTTCGCAGTTGGTGGGGATCCAGTATCACGCTTTGGACTATTAGCCATAGTTTTTGTCGTGTTTTTTTGTGGTTGGGTATGGCCCGCTCGGCTCATCTGGGTGCTGACCCTGGCTATCCGGATACCGGTACTGGCGTTGATCTTGATTATTGCTGGGATGGGGAAGTTGCTGATGTGCATTGACCATGTTGTGGCCCTGACCGGCCGTCGAGTTCTGGAGGTTGGAAATGGCCGTTAAGACCCATGAGAAAGGGGCCAAAGTCAGGGCTCAGTTGATCAGCTACACGGCTGAACACAAGCAGATCGCCCTGGCTGGCCGCAAAGTCTACATCGCTGGCCCTATGACCGGGTTACCAGAGATGAACCGGCCGGCATTCAGTGCTGCCGCCGACTATCTGGAAGGGCTTGGGGCCAAGGTTATGAACCCTGCGATCTTGCCGGATGGCTGGGAGCATCACCAATACATGCGGATCGCCATCCCGATGATGATGGAGTGTGAGGCGGTGGCGTTTTTGCCGGGCTGGCAAGACAGCAAAGGCGCTCGGGTGGAGTTCACGCGGTCCCGTGCGTTCGCCCTTGTGCAAGTTGCGCTGGATCTGGGGACGCCTGTTGATGGCCTGCCGGTAGTACGCAGTCACCGGGCATTGATGGTGTAGGGGGTGATCATGGATCTGATGCGCTTTGATAGTGAACAGTTCGGCTTGGTGCGGATTGTAGCCGATGAGATTGGGGACCCCTGGTTCTGTGCAGCAGATGTATGCCGGGCACTCGGTTATGCCACCCCGCGTGATGCTGTTCGCCGACATGTGGATGAGGGGGATGTCGTGAAACGCGACACCCCTACCGCTAGCGGGGTCCAGAACATTACCTATATCAACGAGGCGGGTCTCTACTCCCTGATCTTCGGCAGTAAGTTGCCGACGGCCAAGGCTTTCAAGCGCTGGGTGACGAGTGAGGTGATCCCTGCCATTCGCAAGACTGGCAGCTACGGGGTTCCGGCCATTCCGGATGTGGCGGCAGTGCAGCGTGACCTCCTGTTTGCTGAGGTGTCGGCTCGCATGTTGAACATGAGCAGTTCTGGTCGGTTGGGGATGCTGCAAAAGATCCAGGCACAGCATCATCTGCCAAACCTTCTACCTTCTTACGCCATCGATGCGCCGAGTGATGCTGTAGATGGCAGCTCCCGTCCAACATTCTCGGCAACCGAAGGGCTCAAGGCCTTCCATGTCCAGATGAGCGCCAAGGCCTTCAACACCATGCTGGCATCCCATGGCCTGCTGGAGAAGATGACCCGCCCAAGTACCAAGGCACAGGGCCACCAGCGCGAGTTCTGGGCTGTGTCACCCCGTGGGTTGTTGTACGGGAAAAACATCGTTGATCCGCGCAGCCCAAGGGAGACCCAGCCTCATTGGTTCCAAAGCCGGTTCAAAGATCTGCTTGGTGTGCTCGGGTTGCTCGGGGAGAAGGCGGCATGAGCGGCCACTACGAGGACGAATGGGAGCTTGCCGAGTTGCAGAAGATGAAGGATCACCCTGGGCATAAAGGGCCGATGCGGCAAATACCGAACCGGCTTCGCGTTGTTGCTCCGGATGTGAAACCGAATCGCCCAGGCCGGTACCGCCCGGGTAAGCCGAAGCCATGAAGCTCCAACCGCTGACGCCGGAGGAGGCCGAGAAAACCAAATGGCATTTCGAGGCATATGGCTGGTGCTGGCGAATGGATGCCGGTTTGGCGACAGCCGAGCAGATCCGGGATGAGGTGGATAAATGCCCTGAAGCGTACCGAGCGTATTTCAGGGATTGGCTGAACCGGTACCGGCAGTCATTCAAAGAGCGGCGCTTAAGGCTGAGCCAGCGCGCTGCTGGAACAAGAACCAGAAATGTTACGACACAGAATAATAGAGCAGTCAGGGGTTAACGATGCAGGCAGTTCTGGCAACAGCGGTACCGGTAAGTGAGTTAGGGTTGTTGGTGCTGAAACTGGGCCACCAGCTCAAGCATATCCCTCGTGGGAGGATCCTGATCTCTGAGGCTCCATCGGCGTTTGATTTGCGTCAGCCAGGGCTGGTGGACGTTCCTGATGTTGTGAAAGAAAGTCCCTTGTTTGCCGATCGGCGTTTGGTGTCGCTGTGGAATGCTCTGGGGAAGATCAGCTCCTATCACCATGGCCTGCTACAGGAATTTATCCAGCGCGGCCATGGTTGCCAGATGGCTAGTGACGAATGCCACAAAGAAGTAACGCTCCGGCCGGTAGGCGATAGCTGGGTTCGGTTGTGCTGGCTCCATGACCACGAACTGGCAGATGAAGCAGTAATTCAAGAAGCCGCGCTGTGTAACCAAGCGGCGTTCTGGCTGCAGGCCATTCGCAGTGGGCTGAGCTTGCCAGTCGGTCACCCCGTTTCAATGCCGGAGCTGTGCTGGTGGCTGACACTAAACGGATGGATTGATCGGTTACCGGAAAGCATTACTCGGGCGGTCCTTGGGCGCCCTGCATCATCATCTCGGCAGACCCCCCTCGGGTTAATGGATACCGATGATCAGTACCTCCCTGAGCCAACAGAGCAGATCCAGCGCTTGGCAAAGCCGGTTGCCCGATTTATTGCCGACGCGGAACCGCCGTCATTGTTCATGCTGCGACCCAAACCCCAGCGTTGGCAGTGTGAAGCCTATACCCGCTATGTGAAGGCGCTGCCGTGTGTGGTCTGCAATCAGCAGGCTGATGATCCGCACCACCTGATCGGCCACAGCCAGGGGAAGATGGGCGGCAAGGCTCACGACTTGTTCACCATTCCCCTTTGTCGCCTGCATCACGACGAACTGCACCGGGATGTCGCCGGGTGGGAGCGCCGGCATGGCAGCCAGCTGCAGCACCTGGTTGCAACGCTGGACCGAGCATTGAAAGAGGGGGCGCTTGAATAATGGCATGGACAGGAATCAGTCGAGTTAAGGGCAGGGCTCGAGCAAAGCCGGTGCCCGGTTCGATGAACAAGACAGAACAAAGCTATGAGGCCCACCTGAAACGGCGGCAACTGGCAGGGGAGATCCTGGAATTCAAGTTCGAAGCGGTGAAGCTGCGCTTGGCAGACAAGACATTTTACACCCCTGATTTTTTGGTAGTTCTTCCAGATGGCTTGATGGAGCTGCATGAGGTCAAGGGGTTCTGGGAAGACGATGCCCGGGTGAAGATTAAGGTCGCTGCGACCACGTTCTGGATGTTTTCTTTCTTCGGTGTCCAAAAGTCTGGAACCGGATGGAAGGTCGAAGAGTTTTAACAGGGGGTGTTGGATGAATGTGGCTATCGTTCTAGCTGGGCTGACGCCTCGGGCAAAGCAGATTGACGGGATGGGGTTTGGCGGCAAGCCGGTATGGGATTTTGCGGATCGGGTGGGCTTGCTCAAAGGGCTCAAGGGGCCAGCGCTCGACTGGGCCTATTACCGCTACTGTGGCCACGATGCAAAGCTGTTGGCGGTGGTTCGTTATCTGCAGGCCAGCATCGACCTATTCTGCGGACTGCGCCGGTATCGCCTCAAGCGCGAAACCCGGGCGGGGCTGGTGGAGGTTGCGCTGCAGGAGTACATGGCGCCGATCTGCAATGCATGCGATGGCGCGGGCAAGGTTCACACTGGGCGCTATACGATGCTCTATGGCGTTGATGGGTCAATTCAGCCAGTGCTGGAGGATTGCCCTCGATGCCGTGGCGCCGGCCGGAGTCGGCTGTCACAGCGGGCAATGGCTACGGCGTGCGGGATTGACCATAAGAGCTTTGGTGATAGTCATCGAACTGTACTATCAGAAGTATATAAATTATTGAATTTATTGGACTCAGAAGTGGTGTTGAACGCTTCGTGCTGTAATGACCGCTGAACAGTTAACAATACGTTTAGATTATTTGATTGGCTGTCATCATTTTTTTGGCGTAAAAAATTGCTTATATAGTAGTAAAAAAGCTATGCGGTTAGGCTTTTTTCTGTCACTTTGACGTTGTAGTATCTTTTCTAGCCAACGCCATGCATTAAGTTCATCACTTATCGAACTAGTGGAGTGCTTAATGGACTTCATTGTGAAGCACAGATTAGCCTGATTCCTGGTCAGATTTATGTGGCGCTGAGAGTATGTAAGGCGTATAATCTTCCGCCGCTTTATGGTGGCGAACATGATGAATGCGTTAGCGCTGATCTTTAAAAATTTTATTGATTAGACTCGTTCGACTCGGAAGGTGATATGTGTCAACGATTTGGCATTTTTTTTCTGTTCTGGGTCGGTTTCCGTTGAGGCTTAAAATCATCTATGGAAAAATCTTTGCCCTACGAATTTCAGAGCTAAGAGTTAACGATGGATGTATCGCCACAGATTCACGATCTTTATCAAAAAATTTTCCAGGTCGCCAACTATTTCCTTGAACATGCTAAGGTTTACTCAATCGAGGAATTAAAAGGCTTTGATCCTTCGTTTGCTGACGTAGCGAAACACGCGAGACTGTTAGCGTCATCACTCACAACGCTTGGTGCGATGGGTGCATGGAGCGAAGAACGTATCTCCCTTAATGCACGACAAGCCTGCCTACTTATGGAGCGAATCGCTCTAGCAATAGGTAAAGAAGATGCAGAAGGCTTACGCAGTGCTGTTGATGAACTTGACGGCATGGCATTTATCTAGTCGAAGCTGTTGATAGCTCTAGATCATGCCTTGCAACCCACTAAGGAGACGACATGAAAACGACTGACTTGAAAACAATTAAACTTATTAAAGAATGCCATGAGCACATTAATGCTATTGAAAAGCAGCTAAAGTTTATCTTCAATTCAGCTTCCGCTAAGAAAGCCGCTTGATCTTAATCTAACATCTAGAAAACCCCACTAACTTTAAGTGGGGTTTTTTTATTGGTAATAATCAGTTACACATACAACATGTAGTGATTTTTTTTATTTTATTCATAGATGTTGTATCACCCCCAGTTCTGTTGTATAAATTTCCACGCTGCGGTTTTTCCGCTCTGAACCCACCTTGCGTGGGTTTTCTCATTTCTGGGCCCTGACTTTTGTCGGGGCTTTTTCATTTGTGGCCCCGCCGGGGTGGTGGATATGAAGATGCCGAACCGAGACCCTGGCCTTTGGGCCTTCGTGCTGTGGTGGATAGACGCTCACCAGACGACCATCTATGGCGCTTTCCTTGCCTTGGTTACTGCCTACATCCGAGTGACCTACTCGGGGGGGTCGGTTCGTCAGCGCGTCCTTGAGTCATTGATGTGTGGTGCTATCAGTCTGTCGTTAATGAGCGCGATGGAATGGATTGGCGTCCCTACATCTGCCAGTGGGTTCATCGGCGGGATGGTTGGGTTCCTCGGGGTGGACAAGCTTCGCTCGGCTGCAGAGTTGTTCCTGACAAAGAAGGCGGGCGGCGATGGCCAGAATCAATGAGCATCCGAACGTAGTCGCGTTCCTAGATATGTTGGCATGGAGTGAGGGAACGATTGGCAAGGGAGATGATGGGTACAACGATATCGTTGACCCAGCCGGCTTCTTCACTGACTACAGTACGCACCCGAATCTGTTGGTCCAGGTTAACGCAAAGATTAAGTCCACTGCTGCCGGACGCTATCAGTTGCTGGCCCGCTACTTCGAACACTACAAGAAGCTACTGGGCCTTAAAGACTTCTCGCCACTGAGTCAGGACAAGATCGCTATCCAGCAGATCAAGGAACGTCAGGCCTACGGGTTAATCAAGGCCGGTCAAATAGAGCAGGCCATTAGTCGCTGCTCGAACATCTGGGCCTCATTACCTGGTGCTGGATATGGGCAGCGTGAGCATAAGCTGGCTGACCTGATTCGCATGTACCTGAGATTCGGTGGGTCAATCCCATGATTGAGACAGTCAAACGCTGGACCATTATCGCACTGGCGATCTCGGTGGCTATTGCTGTGCTGGTCATCATGGCCATGCGAGTCGAGACCGCAGTTCTTCGTGGCCAAACCGAATCGCTGCAGCAATCCAACCAAACACTGCTTGATGCAGCGACAGCCAATGCTGCTGCCATCAAGGCCAAGAGTGAAGACGCCAAGGCAAACGACTATATAACAGTAGGCAAGAGAGCCGCTGTTGATGCGGTTCGCAGCCAAGCAAGGAGAGATCAGCATGACATACAGCAAGCCCTGTCTACTGAGGCATGCGCTACTGTGCGCTTGCCTGCTTCTGCTATCAGGTTGCTCCGCTCCGCAGGTAGTGACTCGAGTGCAAGTGGATACTCGCCTTCCGCCAGCAGACCTAATCCCTGAGTGTGCGGAGCCTGTGTTCCTGGGCGACAACTATGGTGATGCGGTCGACCACGCCGAAGCACTCCAAGGCGCATTCGCTGTATGCCATCAAGAGGTGGATGCCCTCAACAAGTGGGTGACTCGGCAACGTGATGCAGCCAACTGACTGCACACCGATGGTGCATCCATGGGGTTTCACGGGTCCCTCCGGCGGGTACCCCCATTACGGGTACGCGGACGCGCGGTGAGTCGCTATTTATGAAAGTTTTCCAGGGGAGGTTGTTGTTTAATTGTCAGCCTCAAACATCCCTCAGCCTGAGCCCCACTGGCTCAACAAATCACAGATGGCAGCCAGCCTAGGTATTAGCGTCCAAGCCTTTGATAAATGGAATGTTAAGCCCGTTGCTCGCATAGGTCGCGCAGTGTTCTACGATTGCCGGTCTGTCGTGGCAAACAGACTAGAGAATCAAGAGTCGAAACAACAACCTGATGACCCTGAAGAGGTTGATCCCAACAAGCTGGAGTATCAGCGGTACCGCCTCACCAAAGAACAGGCCGATGCTCAGGAATTGAAAAACCAGAAAGAGCGCGGCGAGGTAGTCGAGACACCCTTCGCCATGTTTGTCCTCTCTCGGGTGGCCGCCCAGATCGGCAGCATTCTCGATACCGTTCCTCTCAATGTCCGCCGCCGGTTTCCAGAACTTGAGACTCGGCATATCGAGCATATTAAGCGGGAGATCGTCAAGGCGCAGAACATCGCAGCTGGCTTAGACGGCATGCTTCCGGAGTTGCTCGATGAATATATCGCAGGTTCAGGCTGACAGCTTAAAGAAGCAGCTCGGCGCGGGCCTGACTGCACTTCACAGACCGCGGCCAGTGACGGCGGTGGAGTGGATGAACGAACACTATTACCTTCCAGTCGAATCGTCATATCAGGAAGGGCGCTGGGAGACGTTGCCGTTCCAGGTGGCAATCATCAACAGCATGGGGAATGACGACATCCGGGAAATAAACCTGATGAAGTCCGCCCGGGTTGGTTACTCGAAAATGCTGCTCGGTGTGACCGCCTTCTTGCTGGAGCACAAAAAGCGCAATTGCCTGCTATTCCAACCGACAGACGGTGATGCCGAGAACTTCATGAAGGCACACGTCGAGCCGGTGATCCGGGATGTTCCACGCCTCCGGGAGTTGGCGCCCTGGTATGGCAAGAAGCACAGAGACAATACGCTCAGTGCGAAGCGGTTCACCAATGGCCGCGGTCTGTGGGTGCTCGGCGGGAAAGCAGCAAAGAATTACCGCGAAAAATCTGTCGATGCCGTTATCTATGACGAGCTCGCGGCCTTTGACCCGGATGTTGAGAAAGAAGGTTCCCCAACGTTCCTAGGGGATAAGCGCATCGAGGGCTCGACGTGGCCTAAATCGATTCGTGGCTCAACACCAAAAATTGCGGGTCAGTGCCAGATTGAACGGGCAGCGAGTGAGTCACCGCATCTGATGCGATTCCATGTCCCATGCCCTCATTGCGGGGAGCTGCAGCACCTCAAGTGGGGTGGCCCTGATTGCGCATTCGGAATCAAATGGGATGGCGATGATCCGCGCACGGCATTTTACCAATGTGAACACACCGGCTGCGTTATCAAACAATCAGAGCTGGACCCTCGCGACGGCATCTGGATTTGTGATCGAACAGGGCTGCGCACTAAAGACGGCATCGATTGGTTTGATGAACAGGGGAAACCAACCAACACCCCAGAGTCAGTGACCTGGCATATCTGGACTGCATACAGTCCATTCACCACCTGGGTTCAGATCGTTAAGGATTTCTTCAAGGCCAAACACGATCCGGGGAAGCTCAAGACCTTCGTTAACACCACCCTGGGTGAAACCTGGGAAGAGGAAACCGGCGAGAAGCTGGAGTGGGAAGCCATTGCGGCCAGGCGTGAGGTCTGGAACGCGCAAGTCCCGCTCCGCGTCATCTATTTGACTGCCGGTGTCGACGTTCAGGACGACCGTTTCGAATACGAGATCACCGGCTGGGGCGCAGGGGAAGAACACTGGCCCATCGAATATGGCCGCCTGTTCGGTGATCTGGACCGACAGGAGATCTGGGACAAGCTACGCGAGCAGCTGACCCGCGGCTTTACCCGCGCCGACGGCACCCAGCTAGACATCCGGATCGGCTGCATCGACTCCGGTGGTCACTACACCGACGAGGTGTACCGGTTCTGTAAGTCACAGCCTCACCGATGGATCCCAGTGAAGGGCGCGAACGTCTACGGCAAGCCAGTCGCGACCATGCCGCGTAAGCGTAACCGACGAGGCGTCTATCTCACCGAGGTAGGGACAGACAACGCCAAGGACATCATCTACTCCCGATTGGCAATGATACCGCCGAACCTGACGGACCCATGTCCCGGTTATCGCCATCACCCGATGGCTGATTGGGCTGATGAGGCTTATTTCAAAGGCCTGACAGCAGAGCGGAAAAAACTCGAGTTTCTCAAGGGGCGGCGAGTCTACCGATGGGAGTGTCCGAAAGGCGTCCGCAACGAACCACTGGACTGCGCCGTTTACTCCCTGGCTGCTATCCGGATCGGAGTTCAGCACTTCGGGCTGAACCTGAGTCAGGTCGTTGCATCACCAGTACCACCGCCTCCGGTGGAAAAACCAGAACCTATCNNAACCAGAACCTATCGCTCCGGCCAGTCAGATCTCTGGCTGGCTTGGCGGCGTCAACCGAACAGGCTGGCTATGAACGAAACCGAAATCAGAGAAATGCTGACCCGCTATGTGCAGGCAGAGAAAGACTTGCTGGAAGGCAAGAACGTGATGTTTGGCAACAAACTCTTGCAGCGGGAAAACCTCAGCGAGATCCGCAAGGGACGGCAGGAGTGGGAAACAAAACTGGCAAATTGCCTGCGCGGCGGGCGCTCAGGCCCTGCTCTCGCAACCTTCAATTAAGGAAGTGATATGACCCTGCTG